AGGAGCGCCCGTGCAGCATGTGCTGACGCCTTATGCCACCCCCATTGAACCCTCTGTTTGGTGGGAAAACGGCTTTACGGAGCAGGAACTGAATTGGCTTCAAGAGAAAGCACGTAGGGCTGAACAACGGGCGCAGGCCGGTGGCATGCAGAACGAAGAAGAACTGAAACAGATTCGCCGGTCGCAAGTATCTTGGCTGGAGAAGAACCAAGAGACCGCCTGGGTGTTCCAGAAACTAGGTCACATCGCTTCATCACTGAACGCTCAACACTTCCGATTTGACCTTACGGGTTTTGGTGAACCCATCCAGTTAACCAACTACGATCAATCGGAACATGGGATGTACGGATGGCACGTGGACTATGGGGGCAAGATAGGCCCGAGTCGCAAACTCAGTCTGGTTCTTCAACTGAGCGACCCGAGTCAGTACGAGGGGGGAAACCTCCAAGTAACTATTGGTGGTCAGCCGCAAACCGTTCGCAAACAGCGGGGTCTGGTGGCAGCATTCCCCTCGTATGTACTCCACCAAGTGACCCCCGTGACAAGCGGTAACCGTCAATCCCTTGTGGCCTGGGTTACAGGCCCTGCATTCAAATGAGCGCCGAGTACAAAGACTTCATTGCCGTTTACCGGGATGTATACCCGGAAGGGTACTGCCAGCATCTGATCAAAGAGTTTGATCGTTTGGTCGAGTCCGGTGCGGGTTACAACCGCCAGCGTGGGGAAGGTGCACCAAAGCATCGCAAAAACGACCTACAGTTGGGTCTGAATTTTGGTGTTCAAAGTGCTGCTGACTTCAATGGTGCTCGGGCCGCACGCATGTTTTTTGACGGTCTTCAGAAATGCTATGACCATTACGCTGAACAATTTTCGGTTCTGAAGGACGCAAAGATTTACGGCACAGCCATGAAGATGCAGCGTACTGACCCAGGCGGTGGGTATCATGTGTGGCACGCCGAGCAGGGCAATAATGAAAATTCTGCTCGCGTATTGGTATATATGCTATACCTCAACACACTAAAGCCCGAAGAGGCGGGCGAAACAGAGTTTTTGTATCAGCAGCGCAGATTGCAGCCGATTGAAAACACGATGGTGTTGTGGCCCGCTGCATTTACACATGCGCACCGTGGCAATACCGTTTTTGGTGAGCGCAGCAAGTACATCGTGACTGGCTGGTTCTACTACGAGTGAGGAAAAAATGCCCGCAGGAACCCCAAAAATTGCAATGTTTGGCGCCGGTGGCGTTGCCGGTGGAAGTGTAACTTTTAATTCGCCCGGTACCTTTACAGCCCCTACTGGCGTATCTAAAGTAAACGTCAGTGCCAGAGGGGGGTCTGGTAACCCTGGTAACCCCGGAGGTAGTGGGGCAGGGTCTGGCGGTGGTTTTGGTGGTTTGGGCGGGGCTGTGCTAGCGTATCAGTATACTTGGGCCGGGTGCCCCTGTAATGCTTATTATCAATTTGCTGCGTATGGTAGTGGTGGCGGGCTCGGATATGGTGGGTATAACCTTAACCCCTGGTCAGGTCCGGGCCCGAACGGAAACCCTGGAAATGTAGGTAATGTAACGTCTGTCCTTGGGGGCAACTACCCCGGCGGGAATGAAGGGACCGGGGGGAATGGTGGCAATTCCACCGGCCCAAATGCCCCGGGCGGGAGTTGCGGCGGGCAGGGGGTTTTGTATTATACGCCACCGGGCGTTCCGCTTGGGGGCCTTTGTAATGGTAACGCCGGTAACTCAGGTTCGGGTGGACCTTTTGCCGGTTTTGGCGCTAACGGTGGCTGCCCTTACGCTACCCCCATTCGAGGCGGAGGCGGTGGCGGCGGGGCCGGTGCTTCTGGTTCTGGCCTTAGCGGCTCAACACCCACAGGCGGTGGCGGGGGCGCGGGTGGGGGCGGCCCTGGAGGGCCGGGGGGCAGTTCTGGGGGGGCTTACGGATGCTCGGGTTCGCCCGGCTCTAATCCTTACGCCGGAGGCGGTGGCGGCGGCGGCTCTACTTTCGGTACTACTTGTTTTTACCCGCTTCCGTACGGCGCTACTGGCGGAGGCGGTGGCGGCGGTGGTCGAGCAAATACCATATACCCGGGCAACCCTGGAAACGCGGGCAACCCAGGAAATCTGGGCCTTTCCGGGGGTAATAATTGTGTGCCTGTAACTGGTGGTTCAAGTTATCCAGTTACAGTTGGGCCGGGCGGTTTTGCAACAATTTCGTGGAATCCTCAATAATATGATGGTCGACGGAAGAAAACTCAACGCCAAAGAACGTGCGCTGATTGACGAACATAACCGCAAGATGCGGGAACGTCAGTTTGAGAATGCGCTTAATGAATCCGCATGCCGCGCCCGTAGTGTGATGGTTGGCACAGCGTTTGGCGGGACTTCAGAAATATCCATGCGTCGTGCGGATGGCACAGTGACCTTCGCCTTGTTGCAGCCGGTAGAGGTGGTGGAATTGATTAACCAGATGGCTGCTAGTATCGGCTGCCACATTCATATCCAGCCGCGCAAAGATTTTTCTAGTTGGCGTGAGTGGAAGCATTCTGAAGAAGAGTTGGCGCACTTCCGTGGTATTCAGCATCAACCGGGCGCGGGGCACCCACCACACGCCAAAGCGATAGTTGACGGTGGATACTCCACGCAACTACCCGCTCCAGAACAACAGCCTGGACTTCAACCCGCCATGATGGCAAGGAGTAATGAAAATGAGCAAACTGTGGCAGATCAAAAACCTGTCAAGCGGCGAAGCACTAAACGAGCCGCAACCCCTGCCTGAAAACTGGGGGCCGATCTTTGGCATGTCGGGGTTTCTCGACAAGATCGGTGACCTGACGTGGATGGGTGACCCCGAATATGCGGGGTGCGGTTGGGTGGAGGTTGGTGATGGCCCTGACGCCCCCGCCGCTTCTACTCCGGCAGAACTTGCCTGGGATAAGGCCAAGAAACTTTTGGCTGAGTCAGACTGGTCCGTGCTGCCTGATGTGCCCATGATGGACTTCCAACGTGCTGCTTGGGTTGCGTACCGCAAATCCCTGCGCGAGATTCGCCTGCACGCGGACTTTCCCAACATGGCATGGCCTGTTCGCCCTGAGTGAACAAATACACGATCCGGTTTAACAAGTCACGCGGACAACCGGGTCGTGGCTCCATGCTTCATGTCTGGCGTGTGTTTGAGGGCAACAGGGAAATTCTTGCCAAGCACGTCAGGATTGAAACCCGGTCGTGGACGGAGTTGGATGCCAACGGGCAGGACTACAACATCGCGTGCCGTGGGCGCATGATGTTCTTTGAGGACACCGATACGGTGGTGATCACGGAGTAAATCATGGCATGGTCAGACGTACTCAAGGCAGTTATCCCCATCGTGGTGGCTGCACTCGCATGGCTACTGGGGCAGGTTGCATCCTTCTCTGAGCGTCTGACCAAGATTGAGGGGCAGATGCCTGCTCTCATCACCAAGGAAGGCGTGCCCACCGACAGCCCGATCAGCGCCGAGCGCAGGGCGATCTTGAAAGAGCAACTGATGACGCATATCAATGATCTTCAGGTCAAGGTCAGGCTGCTTGAAGAGCGTGAGCGCATCGCCAAAGGGAACAAGTAATGTTTGAAATCCTAAGTGGTGGCCTACTGGGCAGCATCTTTGGTGGTCTGTTCCGGCTCGCCCCTGAAGTCCTGAAGTTCATGGACAAGGGAAATGAGCGCAAGCACGAACTGTCGATGTTCACGCTCCAGACCGATCTGGAAAAGATGCGCGGCCAGTTCAAGATGGAAGAAAAGTACGTTGACTACAGCGTCAACCAACTCGACGCCATCAAGGAAGCCTTCAAGGAGCAGGCCCAGACCGCCAAGGAGGCCGGATGGTTTGTGGCGGCGATCTCTGCCCTTGTCCGCCCCGGCATCACTTGGGCGCTGTTCTTCATGTACGCCACGGTGAAGGCGGCTGCGATCTACATGGCCTTCAAGTCGGGCGGGCATTGGTCAGAAGTCATCACCCGCGTTTGGGATGCCGACGACTTCGCCATGCTCAATATGTGCCTGACATTCTGGTTCGTTGGAAGAAGCATTGAGAAGTACCAGAAGTGACCACGGAAGCCATCCGTATCGCACGGGAGGCGCTGTGCAAGCCCTTTGAGGGTTACGCCAGGCGCCTGCCGAACGGTGACTGCAAAGCCTATCCCGATCCGGGTACGGGTGGGCATCCTTGGACGATTGGCTACGGCAGCACCGGCCCCGAGGTGACGCCCGATACGGTCTGGACACTACAACAGGCCGAAGCCTCCCTGGACAGCCACCTGCTGCACTTCTCCGTTGGCGTCATCAAACTATCGCCAATACTGCTTAAACAACCTGCTCGACGCCTTGCCGCCATCATCAGTTTCGCGTATAACTGCGGGCTAGGAAACTACCGCATCTCCACGCTAAAGAAGCGGGTTGATGCCCAGGACTGGGCGGGTGCGTGCGAGGAAATCGTCAAGTGGAACAAGGCCGCAGGCCGCGTATTGAGGGGACTAACCCTTAGACGTGAAGCCGAAGCGGCACTGCTGAGATAACCATGCCGCTGAAGAAACTCAAACTCAACCCCGGCGTAAACAAGGAAAACACCCGCTATACCAACGAGAACGGTTGGTATGAGTGCGACAAGGTGCGCTTCCGCCAGGGCACCCCCGAGAAGATTGGTGGATGGGCACGTATCTCTGCCAATACTTTCCTTGGTGTCTGCCGCTCCCTGTGGAACTGGGTGACTTTGACCAATGAGAACTTGGTTGGCGTCGGTACGCATCTGAAGTTCTACATCGAGAACGGTGGGGCATACAACGACATCACGCCGATCCGTGCGACGACAACGCTGGGCACCAATCCGTTTACGGGTAACGGCACCACGACGGTTACGGTGACTGCACCTTCTCACGGCGGCATCACGGGTGATTTTGTTACGTTCAGTGGAGTGACCGGGACTTACGCCTCGGTGCTGAACGCCGAGTTCCAGATCACCGTCGTCAACGTCAACTCCTACACCATCACCACGCCCTCAGTTGTTGCTGCGGGGGCCACAGGCGGTTCGGCAGTTTCTGCTGCCTATCAGATCAACGTCGGCCCTGAGATCGTTGTTCCGTTGACCGGTTGGGGCGCGGGGGCGTGGGGTGTAGGCGCTTGGGGCGTTGGTGTGCCGAGTACTACACAGACGGCCATCCGGCTGTGGAGCCAAGACAACTTTGGTGAAGACCTGATCTTCGGCCCTCGCAAGGGTGGCATTTACTACTGGGATGCCAACTCTGGTCTGGGCGCTCGGGGGGTGGCGTTGTCTTCGCTGTCCGGGGCGTCTGACGTGCCCACGGTTCAGAACTTCATCTACATCTCCGACATTAACCGGTTTGTGTTCTGCTTTGGTTGCAACGACTACGGTTCATCGACCATTGACCCCATGCTGATTCGGTGGTCGGATCAGGAGAGTGCAGTCAACTGGACCCCCTCGGCTACCAACCAAGCAGGTAGTCTGCGGTTGTCGCATGGTTCCGAGATCATCACGGCAGTTCAGGCCCGTCAGGAAATCGTGGTGTTCACCGATTCCGCCATTTATTCCATCCAATACCTCGGTGCTCAGGCGGGTGTCTGGGGCGCTCAACTCTTGGGCGACAACATCTCCATCGAGGGCCAAAACGCTGCGGTTATTGGATCGGGCGTGATCTACTGGATGGGCGTGGACAAGTTTTACCAGTACGACGGTCGTGTTCAAACGTTGCCCTGCGACTTGCGTCGTCATGTATTCAACGATTTCAATCAGTCCCAAGCGGCTCAGGTCTATGCCGGAACCAACGAGGGCTTCAATGAAGTCTGGTGGTTCTACCCGTCTGCCAACTCCACGGTCAATGACCGGTACGTCGTCTACAACTACCTTGAAAAGATTTGGTACTACGGCACGATTGGCCGCACGGCGTGGCTTGACTCCGGTTTGCTCAATTTTCCGATTGCGGCGACCTACAACCATAACCTCGTCTTCCATGAAAACGGCGTGGACGACAATGAGACTGCGACCCCGACAGCAATCAACGCCTACATCGAGTCTGCTGAATTTGACATTGAAGACGGACAAAACTTTGGCTTTGTCTGGCGCATGCTGCCGGACGTGACATTTGTAGGTTCAACCGCCAACAATCCGCAATTAACCATGTCGCTCATCCCCATGAAGGGGGCAGGCTCCGGGTTTAACAACCCTCAGTCTTTGGGCGGATCAAGCAGTGCAGCGGTTACGCGCACGGCCACGGTGCCGATTGAGCAGTTCACCAACATCGTTTACATCCGGGTGCGCGGGCGGCAGTTGATTATGAAGGCCGAATCCACCGCTCTTGGCGTGACGTGGCAGTTGGGTTCTCCCCGTATCGACGTTCGGATGGATGGCCGCAGATGAGCCTGCTCATTGAAGATGCAATTGTCCCGCCACCACCTAATCTGCCCCTTGCGCCGAGTGGTTACGACTCACGCTATCAGGAACAGTTCAACAACGTCCTGCGTCTGTACTTCAACCGCTTGGACGCAATACTGAGGCAGATCGTGGCAACGACATCCCCCATCCCAATCTCAATTGGTGGCACCAACACGGATGCCTTTGGGCGGCTGCGGGTCAGTCAGCCCTATACGCTCTTCGACTCTCAGCAACGCTACGCTGCGGACAACCAGTTTGATACGAGCACGGTCAACGGTGCATCTACCACGTTCCTGAGCAACGAGTCCACTGTACTCATGTCGGTAGACAACACCCTCAACTCTGAGGCAGTGCGGCAGACGTTCCGCTCCATGTCCTACCAACCGGGCAAGGGGCTGTTGGTGCTTGCCACCTTCGCCATGAACACACCCACGGCCAACATCCGGCAGCGTGTGGGGTACTTCAACACCCAGAACGGCGTGTTCTTCCAGGCCAACGGCACCACGCTGTCGATGGTCATGCGTTCCGATTCTCTGCCTACGCCGGGAACGCCGAGCGATGTCCGCACCGTCAACCAAGCCGACTGGAACGGGGACAAGTTGGACGGCACCGGGGCGTCCGGTCTCACGCTCGATCCGAGTAAGACGCAGATTTTCTGGTGTGACTTTGAATGGTTGGGTGTGGGCTCGGTGCGTACCGGGTTCGTGATCAATGGCCAGTACATCGTCTGCCATACCTTCAACAACGCCAACGACATTGGCTCGGTCTACATGACCACGGCCATCCTGCCGGTGCGGTACGAGATCAAGAATCTGTCCAACCTCACCACCGCGAGCATGAAGCAGATTTGCTCGACGGTCATCTCTGAGGGCGGCTACGAGCAGTATTCCCCGAGTCACTTGGCGCGACGCACGACCAAACTCAGCAACATCCAACTGACGTTCAAGCCGGTTGTGTCGATCCGTTTGGCATCCACGGCGCTTGGTGCGGTGGTGCTCCCGGGGCGGATGCAACTGCTACCTATCGCAAGTCAGAACTACGAAGTGGGTCTGTTCTTTAACGCGACACTAACGGGCGCTTCTTGGTCTGCCGTTTCGACGGATGCCAACGTGGAAATGGATACGTCTGCCACAGCCATGACTGGCGGCACTTTGGTGCAGACAGACTACGTGTCCTCAAGCGGTTCGGGCGGTACGCAGCCTCTGGTTGACCCCGCCGGTTACAACTGGGCCTTGCAGTTGGGGGTGTCCTTGGCCGGTGCCAGTGATGTCCTGACGCTCGCCATCCGCACGGCGGATTCTGCAACTCCGCAAGGCGAGTGCTACGGCACCATCGCCTTCTGGGACTTGACGCAATAAGATCATGGCGATCCTTGAGGAATTCGAAACATTCCCGGAAGACAGCGGCGGCCCGTATGTAGACCCGCGAACTGCTGCTATCTACGATCTTTATTACCGGTACCTCGGTCGCGCCCCCGACCCTGCTGGGCTTGCGTTCTACAGCAGCCCGGACTTCTCGCTCCAGTTGATCGAGCAGGACATCTCCAACTCCCCGGAGGCGTTCAAATACTACATGTACGCGCTTGATCCCAATGATCATGCGCTTGCCACTCAGCGGGGATTAGAGTTTGCACAGGCAAAGGGCTGGAGCCCGGAGACCACGGTTTCTAAATGGAACGCTGCGCTTGGCAGATCTTTTACTCTTGACGATTACTACCGCGTCACCGGTACGCAGCCTACCGCTCCCGTAGCGCCGCCCGTAGCGCCTCCCGTAGCGCCGCCCGTAGCGCCTCCCGTAGCGCCGCCTGTGGCACCTCCCGTAGCGCCGCCTGTGGCACCTCCCGTAGCGCCGCCTGTGGCACCTCCCGTAGCGCCGCCTGTGGCTCCGCCTGTGGCTCCGCCTGTGGCACCTCCCGTAGCGCCTCCCGTAGCGCCTCCCGTAGCGCCGCCGGTCGCCCCTCCTGTGGCGCCGCCGGTTGCCCCTCCCGTGGCTCCGCCGGTTGCTCCGCCTGTAGCGCCGTCAGGTCCGGCTCCGGCGTGGGCGCGGAATATGCCGACTACCTACTCGGATCCCGGACGGCAACTGCCTGACGGCACCTACGTTGGATCGGTTTACGGTTACTTCTTCACCGACTTCCGCGCGGCTTACAACGACACAAGCCCCAGTTACCCCGATGATCTGCGCCGTATGTTTGCCGCGCAGCGGGTGCAATCAACTCTGGACCAGTACGGCGTCAGCGACCCCGAACAACTCAAGCAGTTCAAGACCGCCACAACCCCTACCGGAATCATCGCCGTATTTAACCCGGACGGGTCGGTAAGGTCTCAACGCTACGAAGCGTTGCTGGACACTCGCGGCGCTGAGTTCAAAGACTTTGTTAAGTCTGCTGCCGTCATCGGCTTGATGGCATTTCCGGGTGTTGGGCAGGCTATTGGGGCGGCGATCACGAGCGCGGCGGGATACGCCGGAGCAAGTGCAGCACTGAACGCGGCCATCGGTAGCGTAGTGGTCAACACTGCGCTAAGTGGCGGAGACGTAAAGAACGCAGTCAAGAACGCGGCGGCTACCTACATCGGACTCCAAGCCGGAGATGCGCTTGGTAGGGTCGCCGGAGAGATGGCAGGCAGTCCGCAGTTTGGGCAGTACGTTAATCAAGTCACTGCGAACACCACCCGTGCGGCCATCATGGGGCAGGACATCGGCGACGTGCTCACGGGCACGACGATCGCGTTTGCTACCAACTACGCCACGCAACAGATTCCTGGGTTCAATGATCTACCCCCCGCAGTAAAGAACACCATTACGCAGTCGCTGCAAGCGTCGCTGTCGGGGCAACAAGTTGACCTGACCAAGATGGTGCAAAACGCTGCCATCGACGGGTCGATTGCCTACGCCACTGCGCAGATCCCGGGCTTCAAGGATGCTGACCCGCGCGTGCGGTCGTACACGACGACGATGCTGCGAACGGCGCTGACCGGTGGAAATCTTGAGGCTGCGACGATCAACTGGGCGGTCAATCAGGCTACCCGGGACTTTGAGCGCGCGATCAGAACGCAGCCTGTGATGGACCGGCTGAAAAAGGCTGGTGCCATAACGACGGACAACTTGGCCCAGTTGGACGCCGCAGACGCGCTTGAAATTGAACGAATTGCTGAGGCCCCAGAAGACCAGCAAGCGCAGCAGATCGCGGTCTTTACGCAGACTAAAGATTTCCAGAACCAACTTGCTGCGTTCACCAACGGGCAGGCAGATCGAGTCAACCTTGGTGCGGGGTTCTACTACGGCTCTGACGGTCGCATCCGTGACTCTGACGGCAAGTTGGCGGACTCTGTGCAGTTGGCTGGGCTTGGGGACACCGTATGGAGTGCCCTACAGCGTGTCACCAATTTGATACCGGCCACTGCGCTGAACCAGTTGGGCGTTGCCTACTTTGCCCGCAACAACGACCCATTGAAGGCAGCGTTGCGTGGAGGCTTTGGAGGTATCGCCACCGCCATCCCAGGCGCCATGGAAGTTGCCGGGGTTCGTCAAGATTTGGCCCAAGAGATCAACACGTGGATCCAGGGCGTACAGAACGGCAAACTGCTGTCACTGTCTCCCGAAGCCCAGGCCGCCATGCAGCAGAGCGTGATCTCGGGCAATCTGTTCAAGCCCGACACGTGGAATTTTGGTTCTGACCCTACGCTGTATGGCAACTTCCTGAATTTCATTCAGATCGCCGCCGCGTCCGTGCCTGGGTTGGCCCCCTACGTTGGGCCCGCGCTGTCCTTTGGCGCCGCTGCCAATGAGGGTGCGCAGACTGCGCGGGACTACATCCGTGGGCTGTCTGATGCCACGTTGCGCGATTCGACCGCATACAAGGATCTGTTGGCCGAGGGTGCGCAGAACGGCAAGACTTACACGATGGCCGAAGCGCGGGAGATCATCTCTAACCGCGCAGCCCAACTGGCCGGTGCACTGCAAGGCACGATCGCCGTAGCCCCCATGGGGCCAATCGACCGACTGGCCGGTAAGGTATCTAACTACGCCACCAGTCTGGTGCTGCGTGGTGGCGCCGAAGGCGTGCAGGAAGTGCTTGAAGGGCTCGGTGCGGAACTCGGCGTCAACTTGCGCGGCGTTGACATCTCGTACGGTAACAACAGCCTTGCCAACGCGGTGTACGGCACTAAGGTCGGCGTTGCCATCCATAGCGGAGTGGACGCGGCCAACAACCTGCGCAACTCGCCCTTGGCCCAACAGGGCGCAAACTCTTCGCTGGCTGCCAGTTCGTTGGCTGCCGCGCGTAACCAGTCTGGGGTCAACTCCCAAACGCAGGCCAATATCGACAAGATCCTGCGGCTTGCTCCCACTATTCCTGGCGGTAACCTCTCGGTGCTGGGGGACGACCTTGCGGGGTCTGGCATCGACGTACGCCCCGACGGGTCTATTGATCTTGGTACGGTTACGCTGCTGGCCGACGGCACGGTGCGGCTTGATTCCATTACGCCGTTGCCGGAGATTAACCGTGCGGCGTACATCAAAGCGTTTGTCAATTCGATCGTAAGCGACGCCAGTCTGTCCGCTGCGGACAAGGCGGACGCGCTCATCGACAACATGGTGGCTAACGGCTACACGTTGGCGGACATCTCCAGTGCCACTGGGTTCAGTCTGACCGGCGTAGTCAACGCCCTGGGCGGCACGGATACCAGCATCCTGATGCCGATAGCGCCGCCCGTGGCGCCGCCTACGCTGCCACCTGTAATTCCGCCAGTTACGCCCCCGGTTACGCCGCCCGTAGCGCCTCCCGTAGCGCCGCCCGTAGCGCCTCCCGTAGCGCCGCCTGTGGCACCTCCCGTAGCGCCGCCCGTGGCACCTCCCGTAGCGCCGCCCGTGGCACCTCCCGT